CATATTCTCGTGCAACCAACCCTAACATCCACTCAGTAGACCCGTTTACTCTATCAGCAGATGGAACTACTATTGCTGGTAAAGTGTATTACAAACCAGTAGATGGTACAGCATTCTTTAATGAAGCTGCTGCTACTAACTACATCAAGGCTATTGATCCTGAGAATAAACTAGGACTAAAGATTGTTGCTGATACAACTAACACTGCATTCTTAGTAGAACAAAGTGTTAAAGAAAATCTATTATTACAAAAAACTGCTAGAGAAGCATTAATTCTTGAAGAACTTAGTAGGTTAAAGAAAGTAGAAACGCCTTTAGGAAAACCTCCGGCACCTCCTAAAATTCTTACTGACTCTAAACCTCTTTGGCGAGGGGGGTATAATCTTATCTTTGATAATAATGTAGATAAGGCAGTTTATGATTTACAATTAGCAGGTATAGATCGTAGAAGTCCTCAAAGAATTAAAGATGCTAAACAAATAACTACTTGGTTAAAGAAAACTACTGGTTGGGATGATGCACGTATTACTACACACGCAAACAATATGCGTGACTATATTCAAAAAAATGCCGTTACATTAAAAGATGCTTCTGGCAATATGCGTATTGCTAATCAAGTTCCTGTAGGACTTGCACCAGCACATTCTAAAGCAACTCAACTTGATTATGATAGCAATTTTAATAAAGCAAAAGCACATCTACTCACATTACCAGAAACTACTACATCAGGTAATGTTATTTTAGGTAAAGGAACATATCAAGAGTTTATTAGTGGATTTACTAGCAAATTAGGTAAAGCTCTAGGAATGGATTCTAGAGAAATAATTGTTCTTCAATATGATGAGATAGCAGGAAGTACAGACGCAGTTATACAAGGTATATACACTGCTATGAAAGATGATCCAAGTGCAGGTGCTATGCATTTTTCATATAGCAATAATCGAAGTGTTATTCTTATGCGTAAAGGAATAACTAAATACAATGATCGTTTTGCTTATGTAGAAACATTTGTACATGAATATGCACACGCATTTGAATCACAATTTGGACAAAAGTATTTTGGTATATTAAATGCTAGTTTTAAGAAGTGGTTAAAAGCTAAAAATATTACAGCCACGGGCGAAGGATTTAATAGAATTGTTACAGACAAGTTCCCTTTAGAAGCATTGCTAGAATATCGTAATGTTACTGCTAATAGAGATTGGATAATTGGATATGTTGAAAAGTGGTTTAATGGGGATGTTGGTGCGTATAAAGTTTTAGAAAGTGAATTACATGATTGGGCATCTTTATATGGAGAATTCTTTGCAGAGAATTTTTCTGTATGGGCGTTTAGTGATAAAGTTCCAACAGATATTTTAGGACAATACTTTAAAAAGTTAGTAGACGGTTTTAAAGAGATTGTAGCAACTGCTAATGCGTATTTAGTTAAAGTGGGTTTTAATGCTGAAATAGGTAAAGGTGATTTAAACCTTAATGCTATGCTTAATCAGCATATTATAGAAGAAGCAAAGATAAATACTAATATTAAAGCATCTTTATCTTCCAGCAAAAAAGAATCTAAAGTATTAAAAACATCATTAAGTACATTACAAAAAGAACTTGATGCTATTAATGCTGATCTAAATGCTATTGATGATGCTGAAAAAGGTCTTAAAACTGGTTGGTTAGTTTCACAACCTGTTCAACGTAAACTTGACTACTCAATTATTGGTAAGTATTCAGATGAAGATATTGAAAGCGCTTCTAGGTTTGCTTTAGGTGATTGGGCATTCTCAACATCAAAGGCACTATATCAAGAGCGTCTAGTAGGTATTAATCAACAAAGTCGATATATAAAACTATTGACTAACTATGTACGTCCTAGTGTTGAGAAGCTCAACAAAGTTGAGATGGCAGCACTTAATGATGTACTTGTATTAGGAGATACAGAAGGTAAGGTATTTAGTCAAGTTGAGCTTGCTGGTCATAACATGACGGCTAACGCTAGAGATGCTTATTACAAAGTACGTGCTACACGTGATATTTTATATCAGATGCGTAATGACGTAGCAGTTAAAAGCATGTTTAGGCAAGGCTACACTAACGTTATTAGTAATCTAAAGTTTGATGATGGTGCTACAAGTTTCTTTGGTAAGAAGGTTGTTCCTACTGATGGTAGTACAGTTTATCTAGCAGATGAAGGTAAGGTACAACGTATTAGTCCTGCATTCTTAGATGAAGCTAAACTAAAAGGGTATGTATTCTATACTGCTGTAGAACCTGTCTTAGTAGATGGTAAGCTACGTAAGACATTTGCAATGAAGGACGGCGCTCATACAAGTAGTAAAATTGAGAGTGTTATCCCTTATCGTGTTGGTGAATATCGTCGTCTATACAGCGATGAATACTTCGTTAAAATTGTTAGCGAGCATGAGATTGATGGTGTTACAACTAGTGTCACTACAACTCATCGTACAGCTAGCAACGTAGCTGATGCAAATGGCTACGTAAAGGCCTTTAATGAGGCTGTAGCGCTCCATAAAGAGGGAAGGCTTACCCTACCCCTAGCTAACAGTTTAATGCAGCCATACGGCTGGAAAGGCGAAGACATTATTAAGTCGTTAGATAACGGCGAGTATGGTCGAGTATTTAAAATGGATGTACGTTTCAATCGTACTGAAGATGACTTCGTAAAAGAAACTATTGGTATGTCTAGTAACTACTCCAGCAAGCGTGGAGATAAGATTCAATCTGTGTTTGGTGTAGATACAGTTAATGTAGTTAATCCACTAGATAGTATTGCTTCTGAAATTGGGAACACTGCTTATGTAGCTTCTACAACTGAGTGGAGAGAAAGCCATATTCAACGCTGGTTTAATACGTTTGCAGAAGACCTACCATTTAATATTAGGACTATGACTCCAGAAGCCGCATTTATTTACATGCTAAATAATAAGGGTATGTATGTAGGACAAAGTAAGCGTATTGCTGTAGCTGAAAAGGTACAAGACTACATCATTGCACAAATGAACATTGCTACCAAAGAAGAGAAGGCCTATCTAGGTGCTATGCGTTTGATTAGTGAAGGCATTGAGACAGGTGTAGGTGGTGGTAAAGCTGTTGTTAAACTAGGCATTGCATTACGTGCAACTAAAGACTATCCAACATGGATGCGTACTATTGCATTCCATAGTTTCTTTGCATTCAATCCTGTTCAATTCTTTATGCAAGGTATGAATGCGTTTAATGCTGTAGCTATTAGCCCTCTACATGGTTTAAAGAGTGCTAAGGCTTCTGCATTATATGCAGGTGCATTATTCAGTGACCAAGAATCTATTTGGAGAGCATACGCAAAGACACATAAGGTAACTAGCTTAGGCTTAGGTATGGCTGAAGATGAGTTTGTTGAAGTTGTTCGTGCTATCCGTAGGACAGGCATTATGGACGGCATTAACTCAACTAGTATGTATGGTGCTGAAACAGGTAAGTATGGTATCTTTAATAAACTTACTCGTCGTGTTGGTGACGTAGCTGCAACTCCCTTTAATGCTGGTGAAGGGTATAGCCGCTTAGTTAGCTTCGACATTGCTCGTAGAGAGTTTATGGAAGTCAACAAGGGTGCTGCATGGTGGACAGATGATAATTTAGCTACCATTCTAAAGCGCCAAGATGACCTTACACAGAATATGACTCGTGCTAATGTGGCTACATGGCAAACTGGATGGAAATCTATTCCTGCTCAGTTTACACAGTATCAAGTAAAGCTCATGATGAATGTTGTACAGAGCTTACTAGGTAACAGTCGTGCATTCACTAAGCCAGAAGCTATCCAGTTATTAGTAACACATGCTGCTGTTATGGGCACTGCTGGCACATTTCTATGGCCCTTTAGAGACTTGGTTACAGATGTTCTTCCTGAGGATATGACTGAGGCAGAACGTATAACAGTACAACAAGGTGTTGTTGCTGGCATGATTGCTTCTGCTACAGATGGGGAAGTTAAACTTGCAATTGGTAGCCGCTTTAATACATTCAAGTATTATGAAGATATTGTTAAGGGCTTGCTTGATCCACAGAAATCATTCATGGAAGTTGTTGCTGGCCCCTCTGGGTTTGCTGCATTACGGTTACTAGGTGGGTTTGGTGAAGCAACATCTATTATTGTTAAAGCACCTATGACTATGAGTACGTTACAAATTGCCTTAGGAGAGATTGGTAAGGGAGTATCTACATTTAATAATATAGAGAAAGCTCGCATTGCATTAGCCAACTTTAATCAGGTACAGAGTGGTGCTGGTGGTGCAATGTACAGAGTAACAGATAAGGAAGCATTTTTTATTGCTATGGGCATTCCTCCTGTTGCACAGGAAGACCTATCTATTATGTATAGTAGTAAGAAAGCACACGATGCTGATATTAAAAAAGCAGGTAAAGAAATTGGTAAACATGCCATGTTGTCTTTAACAGCATTAAATAATAAAGATGATGAAAGTTATAAAACTCATGCTGCTGTTGTACAAGCTATTTTAAATAGTTATAGTGGTTCTGATTTAGTTGAGTTGTATAAACAAGCATATAAAGTAGAAGCATTCACACAGTATGAAAAACTACTAACGGATCGTGCTGTAAAAGAATGGAAAGTTAAAGACTTCGTAGTAAATAAAGGAAATAAATAATGGCTAGCATGTACCAAACAAATATTAGTAAAAGTGATGCTCCAGCTATGGCTGATCCATCTGCTGCAATGGCAGCTACTAAAACTACTTCGTCTATCTTTGGAGCATTTGCAGACATTGGTGGAGAAATTAGTAAAGGCTACATGGCTGGTAAGATGGAGACTGTTAGGGATGAGGCTATACAACTACAGGCTGAAAATCTTACTACTAACATGG